TGAGGATTATAGATAATTTATTAAGTGAATTTGATACAAATACGAATTTAGAGAATATTGTATTTGATATTGAGAGTGGTATTGATTTGAGTATATGAGATATATGAATAAATGACTTATTGCCTGAATTAGACGCCCCTGAATATAATTCAGACGAATATTTGAATTGACAAGAAGAAGAAATAAATGACGGAACATTAAAAGTTGAATTTAGATTACCGAATCCAGAACATATAGAACAAGTAGAACAATTATTGAAAGAAAACTTTGACGTGGAAATAATTAAATATTAATTTATGAATTATGCCTGTACACCCTAATAGTCTTGCAAATTTACGACCTAGTAAACCTTGAATGACAAACAATCCAAAAGGTCCACCTAGAAAATGAATAAATAAAATAAATGCAGAATTGCGTGAAAAGGGGTATAAACCTGTAAGAAAACAAGATATTGAAGAAGCGTATATGCAGTTATTGAATCTAACAGAAGATGAATTGCAAGAAATGTTAAAAGATAAGAAATTGTCTTTTGCGACAAGATTAGTTATTAAAGCAATGGTATGAAAAGATAGTTTTTCAGTTATTGAAAGAATGTTAGATAGATGAATATGAAAAGCAATTGCAAGAGAAGAAATAAGAAACGTAGATTGAGAATGAAAAGATATTGACGTTACGCCTAAAATAATAATTAATGGAATTGTGAATAATAAGAGAGTAATTGAATAAAATATGGAATTTAAAACTACTAATGTATTTTACAATAATTTCAATTCTAATAAAAAAATAAATATAAATAGATGATGAACAAGAAGTGGGAAAACATATAATTTATTGCAATTATTTTTCTATTGGTTGATATATTGAAGAATTGATAATGAAAGATTTTTTGAGCATTGAATATTAACAATAGTAAGAAAATATGCTAGTAGTTTAAAATGAAGTTGTCAAAGAGATTTTGAAGAAATAATTGATTATTACGGAAAGAGATGAGAAATAGAAATAAATAAACAAGATAAAACATATAAACATAAAAACAGAATAATTGAATTTATAGGAGCAGACGACCAGCAAAAATTAAGATGAAGTAAAAGAGATATATTATATTGCAATGAAGCAAACGAACTTAATTATAAAGAGGAGTTCTTTCAATTATTCATAAGAACAAAATATAAAGTATTCATAGATTTTAATCCTGATAATGAAGACATATGGATAAATACAGAATTAGAACAAAAAAGAAGAAATGAAATAAAAGACGTTAGAGTTATAATTTCAAATTACGAAGACAATCCATATTTAGAAAAAGAACAAGTTGCAGAAATTGAACGTTTAAAAGAAATAGATACTCAATATTGGAGGATATATTGATTATGAGAATATGGTAAATTAGAATGAGTTATATTTTCGTGATGGAGTGAAATAGAAAAAGTACCTGCGTGAGCAAATTTACTTGCTTATTGAATGGATTTTTGATATACGAATGACCCTAGTACATTGATTGGAGTATATATGTATAATGGAGAAATTATATTAGATGAATTTTTATATAAAACAAATTTAACGAATCAAGATATTATTGCAGAATTAAAGAATTTATGAATCAATAATACTGAAGAAATATTTGCAGATAGTAGTGAGCCGAAAAGTATTGAAGAAATACATAGATGAGGTTTTAATATAAAGCCCGTTGAAAAATGACCTGATAGTATTATGTTCTGAATTGATTTGATGAAACAATATAAAATATTCGTTACACAAAGAAGTATGAATATGCAAAAAGAATTTAGAAATTATACTTGGTTGAAAGATAAGAATTGAAAATCGTTGAATAAACCCGTGGATACTTTTAATCATTGTATAGATGCAGGAAGATATGCAATAATGATGAAATTAAAAAAACAAAAGAAATCAAAATTTATTATTGACACTTTTTAAATATGACAGAAAAAGAATTAATCACATTATTAAGATTATGTGATTTATACAAAAATGATTATTTAGTGAAAGAAGCTCAAAAATGGAAAGCAGTAAGTATTAATATGTGGATTAAAATATCGAATAAAGCAATAGAAAGAAGAATACAAAAAAATAATGAAGATAAAATTAGAAAATATAAAAATTTATGCAAAAGAAGTAATAAAAAGCAATATTTGATTGCATATAAATAATTTACATAAATAACGTAATAGTTATAATGGAAGAAATATTATATAATTTAAAATAATGCTTGAAAAGATAACGAATTTATTGCAGAGAAAAGCTGTATGAGATAAAACGTGATATAGTTATAGTGGAGGTACTTTTTGATATTCAAGTGAACTTGAAACAAATACTAATATATATTATAGACTATATAGAGAAAATACTGATTTGAGAAGATGTATTGAGGAATTATACCAAACTGTATGAAAAGACGGGTATGTATTGAATCAATGAGAGAATCAAGTAAGAGCAGATAATATTACAAATGTATTGAATTATGAAAATGGATTTGATATTTTTAAAGGATTAATAATAAGAGATTTACAAGTTGCGTGAAATGTTTTTATTCTTCCTATTAAAAATGCGTTATGAGTTACTATTTGATTTCAAGTAATAGACCCGAGAACAATCCGTGTGGTTGCAAATAAATATGGAGAAGTAATAAAATATATTCAGACTAGATGATGAAACGTACAAGAATTTTGACCGAATGAGATATTCCATTTTAAAGATATGTTAGACCCTGACAATGAAACGCTTGGGATAAGCAAAATAGAAACACTTGTGTATGATATTATGAGCGACAAAGAGAGTGGAAGAAGTAATTATGCTTTCTTTAAAAATAATGCTATCCCAAGTACATTGATTACATTAGACAATGACTTAGACGAAACAGAAATGAAAAATGCAATTGCTACATTAAAAAAGCAATTCACTTGATGAAATAATAGACATAAAGTTTCTGCTAGTACCTGAATTAAAGACGTGAAACAATTATCTTGATGAATTAAAGATATGGAATTTACCGTTTTAAGAGGTTTTACAACAGAAAGGATATGTAGTGCTTTATGAGTACCTAAAACAATACTAGGGTACAGTGACGGCGTGAATTATAGTACGTCAGATAATCAATATAGAAAATATATTGAAAATACTATACGTCCATTACAAACGCAATTAGAAAATATATTGAATGTATTAATTAAGAGTATTAATAAAGACATAACTATTGAATTTTTAGACTCGAATCAATTTGACTTTTCACAAAAGATAGTTGATTATGAAAAATTGTTATGAATGGGAGCAGTTACAGCAAATGAAATTAGAGAAGAATTTTGATTTGAAAAAATGGACGATGAGAATGCAGACAAGCATATTATAAAACAATGATATGAACTTTTAGAGGATATATGAATAAATGAAATAGAACCTTTAGATAATATACCAAAAGAAAATGCCGATAAATAGATATTTATTAAAAAAAGAAAAAGCCTTTGCAAAAAGTATGTATAGGTATTTTAGAAAGAGTGAAAAACAAATAGCAAAATTATTAAAAGAACAAGATACGCAAAAAGCATTTTGAGATGATTTGAAAGAATTATTATTAGAGATAGTTTCGTGAACAGCAGTATTGATAAGTAAAAGAAGCAGAAGTGTTATAGAAAAAGGAACAAAAGAAACATTAAAATATAATCCTGATTTTAAAATAAATTGGGATTTGAGAAACGATGACGCAGTAAGATATTTAGAGGATATAAAAACAAAGCATAGTGATATATTTTTAAAAGGGAGTATTTGAGAAACAACGTACAGGAGAGTTATTGACGCAATAAGTAAATGAGTAGATGAGTGATTAAGTTATACAGAAGTATGAAAACAATTGACTGAAATAGATTGAGCAGTTTTTTCTGAATCAAGAGCGAGAGCAATTGCAGTAAGTGAATTATGAACAGCATATGAACAATGAAAATATTTACCTATGAAAGATTTACAGGATTCGTGAGAGATTGTATTGAAAAAATGGCAAACGGTTGAAGATGAAAGAGTAAGACCAACGCATAGACAGAATCAAGATGACTGATACATACCTTTAGATTTGCCTTTTAGCTGAACAGGTACTAAAATTGCCCCAAATCCACCCTCGTGTCGCTGTTCGCTTATATATAAAGTAATATAGTATGACTAGAGTAAAGAAAAAGCATTTTTTCGAGTGTTACAATATAGCTTATAACAATAAAAACGTTATGAGATACGAAAACGGCTGGACTTTACAAGAGATAAAACAATGAAAAGAATATATAATGGAATGATATGAAAAAGAAGTAAAAGCATTTAAAAAAACAA